TTTGATCATTTTTTGTATCTTGACCCTTTGGATCTCGGGTACAATTTTGGTGATATTGATCGCATTTGCGCAAGAATGCATGTTGATAGCGTACGAATTCACGTCCAGACACCTCAAACTTCTGAAACATAAAATCTTTGGTGCACATTAGAATGATTCCAGACTGTATCTTGGTACCATAAACATAATTATGGGCCATACAATATGCCCCCAGCTGCTCAAAGTAGTCCTCAATCCACTCCCGTCGCTTTGGTTTATTTGATTGCTTGAAGTCTATGATAGCCGGTTGGCCGTTATAGATTCCTACAACGTCTGTTGCTCCTGCATATAGTCCTGGATAGTATAACGTCACCTCCTGTCCCCATACCTCTTCCAGGTCCTTGAGCCCTGATTCTATAATCTTGGTTGCCATAGTCTCTGCCTGCACGCCCAGCGGTGTCAGGTCCTTGTGCCCCGAGCCGTCAATGTAGGCCTCTAAAAAGCGGTGCATTGCCGTGCCACGCTCGGCTGCCAAGTCTCGCGCTATGTCTGCGGTCTTCGGACCAAGGCGCTGTCTCCATGCTTCTAGAGATGCTTTCTTCTCGTCCGACTGGCACGCGGA